TTTCTATCCAATCAGCAGGAGTTTGCATATACTCATCGTTTGCTGACTGTTGACCACTAGACCTTGCTTCCATCTTAAAGTGTCTAACGTCTCTGTTTATCTGAGCCTCAGCCAATGTAATGAAGTCAGGTATTACTGCTGTAAGGTCATCTCTGTTTAAAAAGTCAGCTATAGAAGCTTTTAGTCCTGTGTAATTAGATAAAGCCATTAGTACATCCTCAATCTATCTTGATTTTGTACTTCATAGCCACTTGGATTAATAGAACCATTTTCAAGTCCTGCAATAAATGCTCGGTATTGTTCACCACTCAGTTGTGGCAATATTTCCATAACATCTCTATATTCCGCTTCACTTAGTCTAGACATTACAGCTTGTGCATTATCTCGCATTGCCGGAGTCTCAAAGCCACGTTCACCACTAAAACCTAAGTTAGCTGATGTAGCTTTTCCTGATGTAACTAAATCATATGCTGACATATCCTTATCCATGCCATACTTTATAAGCGCATCACGCATTGCAGGTGTTCCTAAACCTCTAGCACCACCACCACTTTCTATAAATTCTTGTACACTCATACCTGCTTGTCTTGCCCTCATTTCAAGCATCTTCATTTTTTCTGATGTTGCTGATACAGTCGGCTCTAAGAAACTTTCACCTGTGTCAGGGTTTTTGCCTGAGAACATATCCATAAGGTATCTTTCTCGGTGAGCATCTTGTACTTGATTTGTAGGAGTGTCTAGTAAGCTCATTACACCACCGCCACCGCCGCTCATGTCTAACCTGCCTAACAATTGGTCAATCTTTTGCTCTAGTGTTGTTGCCATGCTGTCTCCTGTCTAATTTAGCAATAGTATATCATTATTTATTAAAGTAACCCTTGTTTTTCAAGACCCATTAATAAGTCATGTGTTATTACACCTGTTGGTGGTTTCATCATTTGTAGTTTTCTAATGTTCTGAGGAGTAATATTATCTCTTGTAATTACCTCACCTGCATTGTTTCTTATGTCTGTGACTAAATCTAGTAAATGTAAGTCTTGTGTAAATCTACCTACAGGCTGACCTGCCATTCCTGTATTGTAGCTCTCATGATTACTGTAGCGATTAGCAACGTTATCTGACAAATCAAGCTGTCCTATGTTTTGTAGCGTGCCTTCTGTAGCATTAATTTGTTTTATGTCTGTGTTAGCTATTCTAGCTTGTGGGTATGACAGCACACCATTGTCTTGACCCTTAGTATATATACCTCTGTTAGCTCTAAAGTTTACGTCAATAATACTAGCTATAGCTTTTCTTTCAGCTCCTGTTGTACCTTTTAATGGATTGTCTGATTTAATACCTCTCCAGTTTTTATTAACCAATTGTCCAGTCTCTAAATCTTTAGATGTAGTTTTAATTAATTTATCAAGATGTTTAAGCTGTGCGTTATTTAGTCCTGCGAGTGCTGATTGCAACATTGTGTCTGTTGTCTGATGGCTAAAGTCTAAACCTTTAGGTGACATTCTAAATGGTAAATATAAAGGGTCAGCTCCTGTTAACTTTCTAGCTTCTCCGGCTTGTCTTATGATAGCGGCAGTAGCATCTCTGTGTGATGCCCATAACAAGTTTCTATCTACATTCTCAGGTAACACCATAAAGTCTTGACCGCCTTTCATTGCTACTGGGTTTGGAAACTTCGTGCCATTGACATGTGTTAAGAATCCACCTGCACGAGATAGGTCTGCGTAACTAGACACAAAGGAGAATCCTTCTAAGTTTCTTAGGTCTATGTCAGGTATGAATATATTACTCTCATTTTGTATCTTAGTATCTACTCCTAAAATACCTGCTAAAGCCGCATCTTTATCGGACTTTCTTGTAGCAAATCTTTGGTCTAATATGCCTTCTACTGAATACGACACACCTTCTTTATTTGGTGTATTTTTGTCTATGTCTATGTTCTGTCTTTTTTTTACTTTAGCAAAATCTGTGTCATAAATAACATAGTTACGTGGGTCACCTGCTTCTAAGCCTTCCCGGAGATTACGCGCTCTGCCAAATCTGTCCATAAATGACATGCCTTTAATACCTTGCATGTTTAAATATTCTGAAGCCATCTTATCTGCTTTTCTCGTAAGACCAAGAATACTCATGTTAGGTCTCATCATTATTTCATCTAACATTTCATTTCTAATTTTTGCATACAACATTGCACCATCTGCATCATCAGGTAAGCCTAGTCTATTCATCTCTGCTTGTACAGCAGGTGTTTGGTCTAGCTTCTTACCTTCCCTGTTTATAAATGTTGCTACAGCTTCATCGTTTAAATCAATTTCATATATTTGATTTGTGGCTGTGTCATATCTTGCTTCAACATCTGCCATAGCTTTATTAAAGACTGCCATATCTCTTGGGTCTGTCAATTTACCTGCCATGTCTGTGCGTATTGTTGCAGGGTAATAACCACTAGCCGCTCTGTCTAATACTTCTTTTGTTATAGGGTTTTCTTCTAGTTCCATTAAGGTATTAAACTCTTCAAGCATATCATCGTCTCTACCTGCATATTGTTTAGCAGTTCTTTCTTGTCCGCTAATGTATATGCCATGACCTTCTACTGAATTACCTGTGTTAGACCCAACCTTATTCATGTCTAATTCTCTAAAGATTGCGCCTGTGCTGTTACCTTGGTGTCCAATCAATCTAGACATGCCCATGTTCTGACTATAGATTTCGTCTACTGATTGTCCAATATCTGCAATAGTATCCATGCCTTGTGAGACCTGAAGCTCAAATTCATTGTATGCTTTTCTCATGCTTGGAGCGGCAAGTTTATTTGCGGCTTTTAATCCTGCACCGACACCAAGAAACGTTAAAACAGTTGACACAGGTTTTTCATTAATTGTTTTCTTTAAAGCATCGTATGAGCCATGTGTTTTAATTAGGTCTGCTTTAGCTTGTGATGCTAAGTCCATTGCATCGGCTCTACCCTCATAACCAAACAAACTATCTAATTTAGCAGTTGCATTAGGAGCTAGATGTCCAAGAATACCTGCCTCTAAATCAATCATAGNTTTACCAAATGTTATTGGGTCTTCTATTATTTGTTTNANTCCTTGACCTTCTTCAATCATATCAGGCATNGAATTAAACACAGCTTTAGATACATCAAANTCAGCGCCTAATTCTACTTCTTTTGTTGTTGATACGTAATCTAGTACGCCTTGTACTTCAGGTTTAAAAACATTGTTCCATACATTGCCTAATATTCCGTTCATACAATACCTTTCAGTTTACGTCTCATTGGTTTATCCCAGTTCTCGTTGAATGGTTGATAGCCTACAGCGAGATACCTCATCGAATCGCAAGCATGACTTGACCAATCGTGCTTAGGTCTCATTCTCCATGTTTTACCATTTTCATCCCAATCACGTGAGTAATTATTAAGCGCATCCCATAGCTTCTCAGTCTTAACTTCATCAAAGTAACACTTATCAAGCAGAGTTCTAACCTGTTGTATGCCATCATCAATCAATAGCTGTGGTGCTATCTCAATGTTATGGACTCCTAGGTCTTCTAGCATCTCAATCCTACTCTTACCTGAACCAAGCTCTCTGACTCTGACATCATGTGGGAATATATGTTGGTCGTAGACATAGCCTTTATCTTGTAGCATCTTAACGTAATGCTCTAGACCTGCGCCTGATGCTTCATAGTAGTCAATGATGTGAACCTCAGCTCCTATAAATTGGGAGAATATGACTGCTGTTGAATCGCCCACACCTAAATCCCAACTCGTTATTACACCTTTTGACCTGTCGTATCTTACTGTGCCTAATCTGTCTTCATCCTTAACTCTGCGTAATTCGCTACTGTAATAACTGCCCTCGGTAAAAACCAAAAACCCGCCCTCCCAAATCCATTCGTATTGGTCAGGTCTTTTCTCTCTGTCTTCTATCCTTTGAGCTTCAAGTACATCAGGAAACCATGGGTTGTCTTGGTAGTTGAGCTGTACTATCTTTGAGTCTGTTGGAAAGTTAAGTCTAAATCTTTCATGAGTTGCGCTGTACTTTGACTCAGGATTCCACGTTACCCATACCTCTGAAGAAAAACCTATGCTCTTGTCTTCTTCACGTACTGTAGGCAACAATAAATCCCATGCTCTGCCGCTTACTTGTTCTGCTTCATCTACCCAAGCTATAAGGATTCTTGACTGTGATTTAATACTGTCCAATGAACGTCTTAGACCGGCAAACACGTAGGTTATGTTTCCATCCTTAGACCTGATAAAGCGTTCTCCGATTTCGTAATAGTCAGCAAGCCATGACACAGACAATATAGCAGACTTAACCTCAGCCATAGATGACTCACCAAGGGAGTTCATAAACTCTCTACCGCACAGAATACTTCCACGAATGCCGCTCTTACCCCAACGATAGCCAAATACTGCGCTCATCAAAGCAAAACTGGTGGTTTTTCCACTCCCTCTGCCTCCGTAGCATGCCCTAATCCGCGCTGTTCCTTCAAAGACAGGTATTAACTTATCCGGGAGCTGAATCTCTTCAACAACCTCAGCCATCTGATTTGCTAACTAATCTAATAACAGTAGGAGCTTTTAAAGAATCGTCTGAGCTTGTGTGGTCTATCTGTGACTTCTCACCATACTTGTTAGGCACGAGCTTACTGGCTACCCACTTTCTTGCATCTATCTGTAAGCGTGCAACCTGAAATGTCTGATTGTCTGCCTCATCTGCAATAGCTAAGATTTGGTCAGCATGAAACTCTGAGCTGATTGATTTCGCGCGCGTGTATCTATCGGATAATCCATCTATCTTATACATCCAGCGATACCAAGTATCTGCATTCGGTGTCCA